ATTACCCACACCAACAGCCTCTACAGTCAAATCTGCCACTGTGAATTCGGTAGTAACACCAGTTTTTGCTATTGTTATGGCATTGTCCGTCGAACGTGGCCATCCGTCTGAGACGATTGTCTCCATATCAAATGCTTCTTGTTCTTGAAATGCTCTTGTTGTTTTACGGTCACATACAAACCACTCTAGGGTGTATGTGTAAGAATCATAGACATCAAGAGGATTTTCTAAGAAGCCTTCATGCTTATCTACAACATCTTTTAACGTAGCCGAAATAGTATTGTCCATTATTTTACACCATATTTGCTATGTTATCTTTGCTTGGGATTCTAATCTCGATTCCTGCAGAAAAATTTCTAATAGGGTCAATTATAATATCTGGATTTCTAGTAGCAAATATCCACCAATACTTGGCAGTTCCATACATCTCATAACTGCACAAATCTGGACGTTCGTCAAATTCTTGAGGTATCGTGTAATATTCATCAAATGGGTCTTTATAGATAAATCTCTTTTTCATTATATCTAGTACAGTATCGTCTATGATTCCTGTTCTATTCCATGGTGATTCTTCTTTATACATAGCCTTTGTCCTTTAAATTGCCCGTAAGATAATCTTTAACACTAAAATTGTCTCTTATACTCTTAGGTGAGTAAGTAACAGATAAGGTCAATACAAACATATTTGTAACTGGCACTCTCATTATTTTGAATTTGTCTGATGTTGGGTCTTGTATTTCTATATAATCTATATCTGAGTCTAAGTTCCACGTAAAGTCACGAACAACACAAGGCACATTTTCATATATTCCGTGTGCGTTAAATCGCAATATCGGTGGTGGCATGCCAGGGTCTACATCATTCTTCCAAGACATCTTCATCGTACTTCTAATCCATGTTGCCGCTTTATATACATACAATGCTTCTTCTTCACTTCTTACAATCATTGGTGCTGTTATGTTGATTTCCATATTCATATGACTATCAAACGCACGTTGTTGAAAGTTACTATGTGTCAAGTCATAAGACGAATAGTTTGCACTATTGATTATAGAAGTAGTTGGAGTATACGGAAAATTAAGTCTTGTTTTTCTCAACTTCTTCTTTGCTTCTTTAGTGGTATATCTACTTTGGGGACCTTCAAAGTCTTTCATCTTGTCTAGACGTTCCTCTGCATACGGTAAAATATTGTCGAATCTACCACTAGGGTCTTCTAAGTATACTGGTTGTTTCGTTAAATATGGACTTGCCATGCCTTTTACTCCTAAATCTTTATAACAGTATTTATCGTTCTATTATATGCGAAGTTTCTGAAATAGAAAATTTTTACTATATATAGTGTTTATATGGTTGACAACCGTTAGATTTTTATGTTATAATTGTTGTAATATTAGGAGAATAGACTATGGCAAGACGACAAAACTACTTAAATAACAAGGATATGTTGAAACAGATACATATCTCTAAGTCAAACTATTGTTGGTTTGAAGATAGAGATAAACATCACCAGCATGATATTATACTGTATTCAACTAAAGAAATCCCAGATGCAGTAGAACAAGCAAGACAAAACAAAGCAAAACGTTTGCAAAAATTGGCTTGGGATGCTAATGAGGATAAAAAGAAGAAACAGGTAGATTTTGAAGTTGACCCTACTTCTTTTACGGAAGACGAGATTGTATTTCGTGTAATGGGATTTGACCACATACCTGATGAACCAGGTCGTAAAGCAAATCCAAAGACACCAGCAGACCACAAAGTAAAATTACCATTTCCTGCATTTAAACATTATACATATACAGGCAAAAAGATTAACGAAGTGGGTATCTCACACTATAACAAAGAGAAAGAATTTGATTTAAGTGCTGGTAAAATCACAGCCGTATTGGCAACAATGTACATCAAGTTAGTAGAACGCTATTCTCAGAGGTCTAACTGGCGAGGATATACATACATTGATGAAATGCGTGGTCAAGCATTACTACAATTAGCACAGATTGGATTACAATTTAACGAAGATAAGAGTGATAATCCCTTTGCTTACTACACAACAGTAGTAAACAATTCATTCACTCGTGTACTCAACATAGAAAAGAAAAATCAAGGCATACGTGATGACTTGCTCGAAAAAGCAGGGCAGGCGCCAAGTTGGACAAGACAACTGGCACACGAAATGAAATCTCAGGAGCGTTGGCAGAAAGTCGTAAAAACAAAAATTACAGATGATGCTATTCCAACAGAAACCATTAAAGAGATTTATGCCGACAATGACTAATAACCTATTCAAAAAGGCCGCTTGTTTTACAGATATCCATTGGGGTCTAAAGAACAACGCAAAACAACACAATGAAGATTGTTTAGATTTCATTGATTGGTTCATCAAGGACGCCAAGAAAAGAGATTGCGAAACTTGTATATTCTTAGGTGATTGGCATCATAACAGGTCAAGTCTAAACATATCAACTATGAAATATAGTCTTGCTGGTCTACGTAGACTAAGCAAAGCATTCGAAAAAGTTTATGTTATCCTAGGCAACCACGATTTATTCTACCGTGAAACACGTGACGTAAACTCCATGGAATTTATTGATGACCTTTCTAATATAGTCTTAGTAAGAGACACACTCGTACAAGGCGATGTTGCTATTATTCCGTGGTTAGTCGGCGATGAATGGAAAAAAGTTCCTAAAATAGAATCAAAATACATTTTTGCTCATTTAGAGTTACCTACATTTCAACTCAACGCAATGATTGAAATGCCCGACCACGGCGGACTAAAGGGCAGTATGTTTAAAAACCAAGATTATGTATTCACTGGACACTTTCATAAACGTCAAGTAAAAGACAATGTAATTTATATTGGCAATGCGTTCCCTCACAACTTCTCAGACAACTGGGACGATGATAGAGGATGGATGTACTTAGAGTGGGATAAAGAACCAGAGTTCTTCACTTGGAAAGATGCACCAAAATACAGAACGATTGCACTATCAAAGTTATTAGATGCACCAGATGAATATCTATTACCAAAAACAAACGTAAAAATAACATTAGATATAGATATTTCTTACGAAGAAGCAAATTTTATTAAGGATACATTTGTAGAAACATACAAGTTACGAGATGTAACATTAGTACCAGTTAAAAGTAATGAACATGAAAACGATACCGGTGCTGAAATACATTTCGAAACAATAGACGAGATTGTCGTTTCACAGTTAGCATCACTAGATGATAATGGTAGTTTTGACAAGAACGTTCTTATTGAAATTTATAATAATTTATGAGAAAGATACTAATTACTGGGAGTCGTAAGTACGGCTTATGTGAGGCTATGTGTAATCTATTTGACACAATGCCCGATATCGAATATGAAACAGCCAGCAGAAGTAATGGCTATCAATTAGATACCAATGAGAGTCAGAAAAAATTGGCAGAGAGGTATATCGAAGGCGAGTTTGATATCTTCATTAATAATTCTGCAATCTGGAAGTTTCAACAAGTTATGATTGTTGAATCTGTATATAATGCAATGGAAGAGGCAAATAGAAAAGGACATATTATAAACATTGGGTCAACTGCTGATACTGGAGTAAAAGGCAGAACTTGGAGATACCCAACAGAAAAGAAAGCACTCAAGGCGTACAATAGGGACTTAACTTATAAAGCAATGGGTGGTAGTAATATTAAAACAACACTAATTTCACCAGGAAGTTTAACAACAACAAGCGTAATGAAAAAACATCCTGATAGAAAACTGATTGATGTCGAGTATATAGCAGAGTTAGTCGTATGGACTATCAATCAACCAGAGTATATTAATGTCAACGAATTATCGATTGACCCAATACAATTAGGAACTTACGCAAGAGAGGTATGAGTTTGTTAGTAATTAAGAACATAACAATAAGAAATTTTATGAGTGTGGGAAATGTCACCCAAGCGGTAACATTAAACCAAGACGAACTGACTTTAGTCTTGGGCAATAACATTGATTTGGGCGGCGATGGTTCTCGTAACGGAACTGGTAAGACCACATTAATCAATGCATTATCATATGGACTATATGGTAAAGCACTAACAAACATTAAACAAAATAATTTAATCAACAAAACCAATGGAAAAGGTATGATGGTTACTGTTGATTTCACATACAACGGAAATGAATATCGCATCGAACGTGGTCGTTCTCCTAATGTATTTCATTTCATGCGTGATGGTATGGAACTCGGTGATAATAATGTAGAAAACGCAGGTCAAGGTGAAATGCGAATGACACAAGTAGAAGTAGAAAGTATCATTGGTCTTTCTCACTCAATGTTTAAACACATTGTTGCATTGAATACTTACACCGAGCCATTCCTTTCTTTACGTGCAAGTGACCAACGTGAACTTATCGAAGAACTTCTAGGAATTACAGAACTCTCTCGCAAAGCAGAAGCACTTAAAGAGATTGCAAAGAATACAAAAGAACAAATCAAAGAAGAAGAATACGCACTCAAAGGCAAAGAAGATACGAATGCTCGTATTCTTAAAAGTATCAAAGATATAGAACGCAGACAGAAAGTTTGGAGTAACAAACAACAAGCAGACTTAGAAGAATTAGAGTCTGCACTTGATTCATTATCTCATGTAGATATTGAAAGTGAATTAAAGAACCATGCTTTACTAGTTACATATAATGAAAATTTGGCGGCAAAATCTACTGCTACTTCTTGGATTAATAGTATCGAGGCTGACAATTCAAAACAAAATACATTAATAGAAAGATTAGATAACGAAATAAAACTAATTGAAGAACATAAATGTCATGCTTGTGGTCAAGAAATTCACGATGACAAACAAGGGGAAATACTGACAAACAAAAATACACAGAAGACCGAAGCAGTAGAACAACTGGCCACTAACAAAACTTCATTAGGCGAACACAACACTCTAATCGAAAGCATTGGAGATATTGGTGAGAAACCTGTTACTTTCTATCAGACATTATCTGATGCTTATGAACATCAAACGTCTGTAGAGAAATTAGGAGAGCAAATAGAACTAAACAAGAACACTGAAGACCCATACGCAGAGCAAATAGCAGATATGCGTGACAGTGCTTTAGAAGATGTAGACTATGACCACATGAATTCATTAGTTTCTTTACAGGAACATCAAGAATTCTTATTAAAATTACTAACTAACAAAGACAGTTTTATACGTAAAAAGATTATAGACCAGAACTTGAGTTATCTAAACTCTCGTTTAGCACACTACTTAGATAAGTTGGGATTACCACATGATGTTGTATTCCAGAGTGATTTAACAGTAGAAATTACTGAATTAGGGCGTGATTTAGACTTTGATAACCTAAGTAGAGGTGAAAGAAATCGACTTATATTAGGTTTAAGTTGGAGTTTCCGTGATATATTCGAGTCATTGTACAGCACAATTAACGTGTTATTTGTTGATGAATTGATAGATAGCGGAATGGACACAAACGGTGTCGAATCATCACTTGCTATTCTTAAGAAAATGGCAAGAGATGGAAATAGAAGTGTGTATTTGATTTCACACAAAGACGAATTGCAAGGGCGTGTAGAAAGCGTTCTAAATGTAATAAAAGAAAATGGTTTCACAAGTTTTTCTCACGAAGAGGAAAGCACCATGTACAAAACACAGGAGTAATATATGAGTACAAATGCAGAAATTGTAGAAGCAATGGAAACGTATCTAGCGGAAAACGCTAAGTTTGAAGAAAAGGGCGTTAAAGCCTCAGCGGCACGTGCCAGAAAAGCACTAGGCGATATCGGAAAACTTACAAAGGTTCGTAGAAAAGAAATCCAAGACAAAAAGAACAACATGTAAAAATGATTTGTATAGAAAGTTATATTCCAAAATTCTTAGATATGCTTTATGATAAGGAGATTGCCAAGCATCTCACTATCGAAGAAGTGCGGGATGCATTTCATACAAATCAAATCGAAAGTAAAAAACAAGCAAGTCTAGCCTTTGATGCCATAAGTGACAATGCTAATAAAGTATTGTACATTGGCTCTTGGTTAGGCTTTCTTACTCGTGTGATGGTTGAAAAATATCCATCTATAGAGTTCTACGAAGTTGACATGGACACACGATGCAGAGAAGTAAGTGGTAGATTCAATTACACATTTAAGAATTATCTTGGACATAAAAGTGCAAACATAGAGGATCCAAATTTCAATAGGTGGCAGGAGTTTGATACTATCATTAATCTTAGTTGCGAACATATGTCTACAAATTGGTATCATAAAGTAGAACCAGGAACACAACTTATTATGCAAAGCAACAATCTCGTAATTGACGACCACATAAACAATTGTGAGTCCCTGGAAGAATTTAAAGGCAAATATCCTCTCAGCAAAATATCATACGAAAACACATTAGAACTCAACGTCTTTAATAGATTTACATTATCGGGAATTAAATGAAATTCGCAGATGGCGTAGATAAAAGTCTATTACCCAAAAATATACTTATATTGAATGGTCGTAGAAAATGGGAAACTTTAGTAGAGTTCTGCTTACAGTACGATATCAATTTTAAGATGTTTGAAGTTGAGGCTGGTGATAAGTTCAATGTAAGCGAAAAATTAAAACCTTATATCACATTTCTTCTGCCAGACCAATATTATAATCCACAATATTACATAGACACTTTAGATTTTAAACCAGAATATATTCTAAATTGCAGAGATGACTTTTCAGGTACTAAATTAGAATATGAACTTTCTATTCACTATGATACTAAGACCCGATTTGATGAAAGGGCTTTAAACTTCTTTACATCAAAGAAAGAACAAGACAGAGTATGTAAATTAATGAACATACCTACCTTAGATGAGGGGAACATTGATGATAAAATCATAGTAAAACTAGACAAGGGATATAGTGGTGGGACCAATTATAAAGTCGTTGATAAAAAAGATTACATACCAAAAGAAAATGATTTCATACAACGATACATAGACTACGAGTATACTTGTCAGCAACATGTATTAATTGATAATGATGGCGAGTATCACATATACAATCATAGTATGGGCAAATTTGGAGATGGCAATGTGGTGGGCAATAACATTGCGTATCTATATCTATATCCTTGGGTAGACTTTCCAGAAGAAGATATTGCTATTGTAGAAGAATTTTATAGAAAGTTGAAAGACCACATAACTGTTAAAAACAGAATTTTAATTACAGAATTTTCTAAAGAAAGAAAAACTGGTAAATTACATTTCCAAGAATTAAATTCTAGACCTTCTGGAGAATTTGAATTAGGCACCTTCGATTGGAATATTGGCAAGTTCAATACATTAGTAGATTTGTTCACAAACAATGTAGAAGATGAAATAGATTACTATCAACAACGTTTAGAAATATATTTCGATAATGTCTTCAATAATGAATTATTTGGATGGGGTACATATGATGGATTAAAAATCGAAAATCTGCCATACTCACGAAAAATAAAAACATGGAATACAAAGTAAAATCAGGTGACATGCAAATTATGTAATATCAAATCTACTGATTCTTGCGTTAATACAATATTTGCCACTACGAACATTGATTCATTAGAAGTGGTGAATACTGTATGCTCTTTACAAGTATTTAAAAAATATAATCTGCCGTGGTCAAAATTTAAAATTTTGTCATCTAGTATGAAATAATTACAAGGCGGATTACAATTATAAACTGGTATAAACAATCTACACTCAGTCACTTCTCTATCATAATAATCTCTATGGGGTGGAAAATGTCCACCCGCAGGCATTTTAATGACATGGGTTCTGCCCAAATGATTCTTGAACCTTGACAATGCGGATTCAACATGTGGCCAAAAATCTGTTAACGTAGTAAAATCTGATTCACCAAAATTTGTATTATTTTCTCTATTGTATTCGCCTATTGAGTCTAAGTCTGGTATGCCAGAGAATTTGCCATCTAGGCTAGTAATACTCAACCCATATCTTTCAATGGGTTTTTTAGGATTATATTTAACCCACTTATCACCGAACTCATGTAATCCCTCGTGGAATTTTGAATAATCTAGTACATCGTTTAAAGAAAAAACATCACCGTACCTGACTAAGGAATCAAATAAATTGCTCATATTTAACCTCTCTTTTAATTAACTACATATATATTTATATAAATAAAAGATAGGGAAACCAGTTCAATTACTACAATTCTTGGGAGGAAGTGAAGGAATTAGTTAATTTTAAAAAAAATTATCAAAACCGCTTGACTTTCATGGTGTAGTGTGTTAATATTATATAATCAACGAGTGCCTATGTCTCCTCTAAACCTCTCTCATCGACACTGGTGCTTGTTGCTTCAACCCAAAGAGGTTGGGTGGGTTAGACCTTAACGTACCACTGTAAAAAGCACAAAAAGGAGTAAGACGGGAAACCCGGTATCAGAAATGGTACTGGGTTTTTCTTTTATCTAAATACTTATATTATATGAGAGGGATTTCTAATGTCACCAAAAACAATCGAAAGAGTAAAATGGTCAGCAACATTCATGTTTGTGTGTGCCGGCACTTTGATATCTTTGAATATTCCAGAATCTAAATATGCATTTCCTTTATTTGCAACAGGACACATAATTGCTATCTACGTTTTTTTGATACTTAAAGATAAGCCGCTGATTGTACAGAATGTATTTTTCTTATTGATTGATACGATAGGAATCTATCAGTGGTTATTGAGGCCTATACTTTTTTCTTAAGGCTTTGTAAGTACTCTTGGAGAATTTTTGAACTTCCCACTCGTACATTGATAATACCATTATAGTACTCATCTGTTTCAAGTACTCTACGGTCAAATTGTTCTTTGGCTTCTACGTAACTTAATGCGCCACGACTCGGGCAATAGTGTAGAATTTCACGTGAAAAATTATCTGGACCTAATTTTTTTACGTCTGCATTCAAATGGTCAGACGAACCCCAATAGGTTCTCCAATCACTTTCTTTATAACCACGTCTTTTATTCTTTCTTCCTTTAAGAGGTGGTTTAGTAGTCTTAAATCGTGCTAACTTCTTACCCACATACTTTTTGTTATTCGTAAGATTCGTAATAAGATATACAAATCCCTCAACATTCTCAGGTAATTCATTTACAACTTCATTATTATATGTCCATTCACTCATGGTATTCTCATTTTAATAGGTCTAAAGACCTAATATCTTCGGAAATTTCTTTTCGTTCCACTCAAAGAAGATTTCCTCGATATTTGTTTATTCCATTTAAATATTATTTATTGTTTATTCGCTTGTCAGTTTGGAAGACACAATTGCCCATCCATGGGGCAATTGCTGATACTTGTCAAGTTCATCAGATTCTATGTCTAAGTTAGCCGCTAGTTACGGCGAGGTCGGTTGGCGATTCCCTCTTAACTTAGTATTGCGTCTTTCGACCCAACGGCACTCTGATTAATCCACATAGAATAAAACTTAATCAAAGTTGGTAGTATTTTTAATCTACCAGCGGTGTGTACATTTCTGTACGGTAAATACTAGTCATTCATTACCTTTAGAGTAACAAATGTTTTATGTTACAAACAGTCTGTGTGGTTTACGAGAAGCAGTGTCGGAGTTCACCCAACTTATCCGAACGTATGTATAATATACGCCCTCAATCCCGAGTCGGCAACCCGACTAACAGTTCCACTATGTTTTGCCTTATTAGAATCATTATTAGCCTTTGGGGGAGTTGTATTAGAATTAAAAATGGTTTTTGAATCGATTTGTATTAGTTATGTTGAACATACTAACACAACGAAAAAGGGATGTCAACCCTTTTTGTAACTTTTTTTGTATTTTTTTATAAAATAGGTACGCCAGCGGATTTGCTCAACTCAAAGTTGTCGCTTACTATGTCATTTAGATGCTTTATATGATTGGCGGGCATATCGTGGATTTCAGATATACTAACGCCACCTCGCATATACCAAGTGAGTTTATACAGGTTTTTGTGTAGAGATTCAAGTGATTTTCTATAAGACTCTTGTTTCTCTGTTACTTCAGAATCGCTGGCAGTCTTCAACCAGCGGAGGAAAAATTTACGGGATTCAACTCGAACGTTACTTTTTCTTTGTGACTACATGCTTCACAAGTAAATTCAAACGTTGATATATCCTTTAGACTTGGTGTTGCAACGCCTACTGCCTCGTTTACTTTAGAAACAATATTGGTTGGAACATTTTCCATAAACTCCATAATGACATTTTTGTCAATAATGGCTTCGGTAGGTGTTTCAATTCTGTCGATAGAACTCATTAATAGGTCTATGTTCTGTCTTGATACCTTTCTGAAACTAATAGCAAATTGTTTTGCCATTTCTACTTCATCACCCTCAACGCCTTCTGCTGTTTCTTTGATTTTGTTTAATATACGGGCTTGTTCTACTTCAATTAGAGCCAGTCTCGTTAGACTGTCTAATTTTGGAGGAGTTACAAATATCTTTAGGTCTTCATGTTCAATTGCTGGAATTTCAGTAATATCTGGAAACTTTTCAAGAATATGATTGATATCTATGTTGTAATCTGCCTTCTCTTTACATTCAGAACAGGTGTGCGTGTGTTGAATATCTTTACCATATGTTGCATATTTGATTGCAAGAAATATCAGTTCAGCATCAACATTACATAGATTCCTTGGATTAGGAATTGCCGGAACACAACTTTTGATGAGATTTACAAGTGCCTCACCGTTAAGTAGTTCATCAGGATTCTGCATTGATATCTCGTCAATTGCAGTCATCGGAAGTATAGGCAACTCGTCCAATACAGTTTTTTCTATTTCTGGATTAAATCTGCCACCGGTTGGAATTTGTACATATATTGCCGGTTTACGGAAATATTTTGATAATGGGTTCTCATTGGTGTTCATTGTTTGTCCTTTTGATAAATACAGTATAATAAGTTAATAATTAAGTATAGACATAACTATCTTAATTATTTATCTTTGAGAATAACTACGTAGTTTTATAACACAATTTAGAGGGTTTTCATGGCAGACGAACAAGATGTTTTTATTTCGGGTATAAGTGGCAGTATTGCCCAGTGGTCTACTGAGGCTACAGCATCGAAAATTGCAGGAACATTAAAACAAATTTCGACACAAAATGCTTCAATCGTTCAATTACTCAATGCAGTAAAGGGTGGTGGCTCGCTGTCTGCAAAAGAACTTAAGAAAGTTGGCGATGAACTTAGACAGAATGGAGTCAAAGTATCTAAAAGTCAAAAGCAGGAACAAGCCCAGAATGTTCAAACTCAAGGTGTTTTAAGTAGACATCTTAAAGGTATTCAAGGTGTGGTAATGGGAGTAGATGGACTGACTGACCAAATAGTAAAGAATTCTAGAGAAGAAAGAAAAGAAGCAATTCAGTTAAAACAACTTATGCGAGATGGTCTTAGTAAAGAAGAGGCAACAAAAACACTTGAAGGTGAAAAACAATCAAAAGCCTATGAGAAAATGACAGCGGCATTAGCCTCAGGATTAGGAATGATAGCGGCAGTTGAAGAAGCAACCAAAACTGGATTTGAACAAAGATTTGATTTTGCAGAAGAACTTCGTACATCGGGTTTATTGGGTGGAATTAATTCTGTTAATGATGGATTTATTTCAATAGCAAAGACAGTCAGTGATACTGGATTTACTTTTGGTATGGCCGCAGAATTTACTAAAGATTTTGCAAAAACTGTTGGTGTATTGGGCGTAAAGAGTACGTTAGACTTTGTTAATAGTATGGCTAGAGGTCCAGGCGGACTAATGGAAGAATTTGCTATAGAATTTGGTCAAGTTGCCGGAATTGCAGGAGAATATTTAGACACGTTACGTATCGCTGGTCAACTTCAAGGAAGGTCAGACAGAGAATTAAGAGATGGAATGGATAGTTTCATGTCTAATGTTCAAGCAACTTCAAATGTATTAAAAATTTCAATGGAAGATGCGGCATCATTATTGAAGAATAGCCTAGGCTTTGCTGAAAAGGGTATGTTATTAACGCTTGATAGGGCAACACAAGATTCAGTTAGAAATGCAATGTCAATGATGGGTGGCGTTGATAATCCACTAACAGACTTGTTAGCCGCAAGACTGGGAGCAGGCTCTGACCAGATGTTTCAGTTGACAAGTCAATTTCAAGATACTTCACAGACTCCATTAGGAATGGAAATGATAAAATTTGTTAATGAAGCCGCGGCACAATTACAAAATGGTGGCGATGCACAGTTTCAAAGTTTTATGGCAACAAGTATGCCTGAATTTGTTTCACGTGAATTAGAACGTTATAGTGGAGGCGCCTCAAGAGGATTAGCAATAGCAGATGAAAGAATTTTAGTTCAGTTAGCACAAATGAATGAACTAGCACAAAATATGTCTGATATCTCAAAAGGCATATCTGCCGGTGGCCGAGAAGATGCCGCGGTTGTAAAATTCAGAGACCAACAACTACAGGCCGCAAATCTTATGGAAACAGCGATGAACGAGGTTATGCCTGGATTTGTTAAAAATATGGAACTTCTAACTGAAACAAATAGAAAATTTGCCGAACAAGCGGCAGATACAATTACAGCAAACGCAAATTTAATAGATAGTATCAATAATGTAGGAACTTCAGTTGACAGAACGATGAGTTGGTTTGGAAAAACGATGTTACAAGTTGGCGAGTTCGCTGGCGGAATATTATCGTTTGGCAATGCAGATAATGATATAATAACTGCAAGAGATTTCACGACAAATATATCGGGTGTAACTACTATAAGTAAGGGTGAAGTCAAAGATTTTTCTAAGATGAGTAAAGATTTGGTAAAAACACTCAAGAAAGATGGCGATGAGTATTCAGAAGCACAATTATTAGCACAGAAAGCCGAATTTCAAACTGTTGTAGATACATTGCTTAAAACTACAGCGGCAACTGGTGATAATAAAGACGAATTAAATAAATCAGTTCTTGAATCTCAAGCAAAAGTTATGAATAAGTTGGATAGTCTATTAAAAGCGTTAAGTGAGAATTAGAGATAGGATAGGGTTGACAATGAACACAGGATATGTTAATATAAATAGAATTAGGATAAAATTATGACTTGGAAAAAGTACTTTAAAACATATGATGGTGTTCCACGCCCATCTGTAGAATCTGGACCTGCATCAAACAATGCATCCAGTTCAAAATATAGCAGTTGGCTACCAGAAGTCTATATGGGACAACCCAATAGAGCCCAAAGATATGGTCAATATGACCAAATGGACATGGATTCCGAAGTTAATGCGGCGTTAGACACTATTGCTGAGTTTTCTACATTGTTTAGTGAAACTACTAAACTACCATTTAACATTCAATACAATGAAGACCCATCGTTTACTGAGAACGAAGTTCTTCAAAAATCACTACGTCAGTGGTGTTCGATGAACAAAATGAATCAACGTATTTTTAGAATTTTTAGAAATACAGTTAAATATGGTGACCAATTATTCGTAAGAGACCCAGAAACATATAAACTATATTGGGTAAATCCATCAAAAGTTGAAAAAGTTGTCGTAAATGAAGGCAAAGGTAAAAAGATTGAAGCATATTATATTAAAGATTTAGACATCAATATGCAAAGTCTTAACATCACAGCAGACACAGTTAAATTATCACAGACAGGCAACCAAAAGATGGGTATTCCTAACTCTACTGCTGGTATGCAACAAAGTTATTCTTCTGGTGCGCCAGAAGGTTCTCGTTTTGCACACGATGTTACTACAACAGCAATTGATGCCAAACACGTTATTCATGTATCACTAAGTGAAGGTATTGACCAATACTGGCCTTTCGGCACAAGTATGCTTGAGCCTGTATTTAAAGTATACAAACAAAAAGAATTACTAGAAGACTCTATTATTATCTATCGTGTACAACGTGCGCCAGAGCGTAGAGTATTCTATATTGATGTTGGTGATATGCCAACACATAAAGCACGTCAACACTTAGAACGTATTAAGAATGAAATCCATCAACGTAGAATCCCATCTAAAACAGGTGGTGGTGCTAACGTTGTTGATAGTGCGTACAA